AACGAGATACTACAATGCCCGTACTCTTATTATTGTGCCAACTACTTCTTTGGTTAGTCAACTTGCTTCTGATTTTGCCGATTATGGTTTTGAATCTGATAGGTACGTACATAGAATTTTCTCTGGGCAAGATAAACAAACAGATAAACCAATTGTCATCTCAACGTGGCAATCGATTTACAAACTTGATAAAAAATATTTCGAACAGTTTGACGTGGTCATAGGTGATGAAGCACACTTATTTAAAGCTAATTCTCTTTCTTCTATTATGTCCAAGTTGCATCGTTCTCGTTATAGGTTTGGCTTTACAGGTACTCTCGACGGGACTCAAACCCATAGATTGGTTTTAGAAGGATTGTTTGGAGTTGTAAAGAAAGTTACAACTACCGCTGAACTTATAGAACAAAAACATCTTGCAGAGTTTAGTATTAAAGCTATTGTATTAAAATATCCAGATGATACTAAAAAATTATTAAAAGATGCAACATATCAAGATGAGATAGATTTTATTGTACGTAATGAATCAAGAAACAAATTTATTAAAAACTTAGCATTATCGTTAGATAATGGGAATACATTATTACTTTTCCAATATGTTGAAAAGCATGGAAAAGTTTTATATAACATGATTAAAAATGATGCCGGAGATAGAAAAGTATTTTTTGTTTCAGGCGAAGTCGAAGGAGAAGAACGTGAGCAAATTCGTAAGATTGTTGAGACAGAACAAGATGCAATTATCGTCGCTAGTTACGGAACTTTTTCTACCGGTGTTAATATTCGTAACCTGCATAACATTATATTTTCTTCTCCTTCGAAGTCACGGATAAGAAATTTGCAATCTATTGGTCGTGGTCTTAGAAAGTCTGATACAAAAACATCAAGTACACTGTATGATATAGCAGATGATTTATCATGGAAATCAAAAAAGAATCATACATTATTGCACTTCATTGAGAGAATAAACATTTACAATGAGGAAAAATTTGTGTATAAGATATATACAGTTGGATTAAAATCATGAGTCATGTTTTAGTAAAATTAAGTAATCATGAAGATATTATAGGATTACTTCAACACGAGAATAAAGATAATCTTATCATTAAAGATCCTATGATTTTAATAACAAAAACTGATTCAAATGATGAAACCGGATTATTGCTTATTAATTATATTCCATTTTCTTCAGTTGATTGGGTTTGTTTTAGTTCATCAAATGTAATAACTGTCATACCTCTAAATGATGATATGATTAAATATTATACCTATTCTAAAATTTATTGTTCTAAAACTTTTGATAAAAATTTTCATGACAATGTATTAAGATCGACTGAATATCTTGAAAGATTTTTAAATAAAAAACCAAAGAAAAAATCACATTTAAATGAAGATGATATAAGATTCTTCATATCGCAACCATCAAGCAACACGGTAAATTAATGGCAACAAAACATTATGTTAATAATAAAACTTTATATGAAAATATGAAAGTTTATCGTGAGAAACTCATAGCATCTAAAGAAAATAATATGCCTAAACCGCCAATACCCAATTATATTGGTGAGTGTATACTTCTTATTTGCACAAAATTATCATATAAACCTAATTTTATGAATTATTCATATAGGGATGATATGATTGCTGATGGCGTTGAAAATTGTATTGCCTCCGTAGATAATTTTAATCCTGAAAAATCTATAAATCCTTTTGCATATTTTACACAGATTGCTTGGAATGCTTTTCTCAGAAGAATAGCAAAAGAAAAAAAACAAACATATATTAAACATAAGAATTTTGAAAATCAATTTTCAAATGACGAAATGGATTCTATATTTCATGATAGACAAACTGTTATTGGTAATCACACAAACGAATATTCTTCAGAGATCATTCGTTCTTTCGAAGAAAAAGAACAGTTAACAAAACAGAAAAAAAAGAATAAATTAGAAGAACTTATGATTGATAATAAAATTATGGAGACTCAAGATGAACTTGAAGCATAATATGCATCTTGTTCCTCAGATCGTACAAGATCTTGTGGAAGGAGCATTCAATGAAACAAAACATGAAAATGAAAGAACAAACTATTTGTATCGTGTAGAGGCAATTAGAGATTACTGTACTGCCGCTGTTCTTAAACATAATAACACTAAATTTACTATACCTCCAAAGAAGAAAAACTTTGCTAGATGAAAATTGCTTTAATTACAGATACTCATTGGGGCGTACGTAATGACGGGATTGCTTTTCTCGATAATAGTAAACAGTTTATTGATAGCATTTTTTTTCCTACTCTGGAACAGGAAAAAATATCAACGATCTGCCATCTTGGTGATCTTGTTGACCGTCGTAAGTACATTAATATTAACACTGCTAGGCGTCTTCGACAAGATTTTTTGGACCCAATTTATGCACGTAATTATGACTTTCATATTATTGCTGGTAACCATGATACATACTATAAAAACACAAATTCTGTAAATGCTCTTAATGAACTTGTTAGAGGTCAATACCCATTTCATATCTATGATCAACTTCCAAGAGAAGTAGATTTTGATGGTCTTATAGTATTGATGATGCCTTGGATATGTGATGAGAACAGAAAACTAACTTTGGAAAAGATTCGCGGAACAAATGCACAAATCGTTATGGGTCACCTCGAGCTTGCGGGTTTCGAAATGTATAAAGGATCTATGGTATCGCATGGTGACGATGCTTCTTTATTCAATAGGTTTGATCTTGTTATGTCTGGTCATTATCATCATCGTTCCTCTAATGATAACATTTTTTATCTTGGTAGTCATGCTGAGTTTACTTGGAGTGATTATAACGATCCGAAAGGATTCCACATATTCGATACAGAAACGCGTGCTTTAACTTTTATTAGAAATCCATATACTATTTTTGAAAAGATATGGTATAATGATACTGATTATACTATTGAAGATATTGCTTCTCGCGATTATGAAAAATATAAAAATAAGATTATCAAAGTAATCGTACAAAATAAAACTAATCCATATTGGTTTGATATGTTTGTTGATAACTTAGAAAAATCAGGTATTCTTGAACTTCAGGTTGTTGAAGATCATCTTAACTTGAACTTAGAACAAGATGAAGATATTGTTAATGAAGCTGAAGATACATTATCTATATTTAAAACATATATCAATCAAATTAATACAAGTGATGATATTAAAAAGAAAATAGAAAATACTGTACACTCTCTATATAATGAGGCATTGTCTGTTGAATGATTGTTTTTAAAAAGATTAGATGGAAAAACTTCTTAAGTACAGGTAATATTTTTACTGAAATAGAACTTAATAAGTCAGCTACTACACTTATTGTTGGTGAGAACGGTGCCGGTAAATCTACTTTACTGGACGCTTTGTCATTTGCGCTATTTAATAAACCTTTTAGAAAGATTAATAAGCCATTACTTCTTAATTCCATTACTAAAAAAGATCTTGTAGTAGAAATAGAATTCTCTATTGGTTCTAATAATTATAAAATTGTTAGAGGTATAAAACCAAATGTTTTTGAAGTATATCAGAATGGTACTTTATTAAATCAATCAGCTGATAGTAAAGATTATCAAGATATCTTAGAGAAACAAATTCTTAAAATTAACTTTAAATCTTTCTGCCAAGTAGTTGTTCTTGGCTCAGCTTCTTTTGTTCCATTTATGTCTCTTCCTACAGGTCAACGTAGAGAGATTATTGAAGATCTATTAGATCTACAAATCTTCACAAGTATGAATACAATTCTTAAACAAAAAATTGCAACAAATACTGAAGATCTTATTAAGCAAGAAGCTAATAAGACTATAGTTGAAGAAAAAATGAAGCTTGTTAAGAAGCATCTTATAGAAATACAAAATAATAATGAAAAGATTATTAATGAAAAAAATGAACGTATTGGACAAACTAATATTCAAATTAATGAATTAGATGATGAATATTGGAAACTAGAGAATAAAAGAAAAGATCTTGAAGAAAAGATGGTAGATGAAAAAGAATTAGCATCTACCATGAAAAAACTTACTG